TGGTTGCCGCAAAAGTGGCAAGGTTGCCAAAAACTATATGACAACCGTCCAGCCCAACTATTCTGCTTTGCAGCTAAATGACTAACCCCACCCCCACCGACTGGCGAGCGCTGTGCGCTGAGCTTTTTGAAATAGTGGAAGACGAGTACAGCGGTTCGTCTTGTTTAACTGAACTCCGTAATCGCACCGCAACCGCCCTGGCCCAGCCCGAGCCGGCGCAAGATTTATCGAAGCTCAGCGACGGCTATCACACCTTTGCCGAACTTTATGAGCATCGTCATGCGTTGTGCCTGGCCCTAATGCGGGCGATGCCCCGTCATTGCTGGTTCAGCTTGCGCCACGCCAATGGCGAGCGGCCCTTTGGTGGCAGCGACTGGTTCATTATTGGCATCGAACCACCTGGCGGCAACAGCGTGACCTATCACCTACCCGCCGAGCTTTATCCAGTCGCACAGGCCACGGGTGCTACTGAAATGGCGAAGGGTCGCCCGTGGGACGGGCACTCCGCCGCTGATGTTGCACTGCGACTAAAAGAGTGGGCCGCTCTGGACCAGCCCGAGCCCAAGATGGTCTATCGATACAGCCCGGTCACCATTGCAGAGTGTGGGGGCCCATGCGAGCAGGGACCTGAGTATTGCGACTGCGGAGAAATCAAGGGTGAACTTGAGCCCCAGCCCGAGCCGCAGGGGCCGACGAATGAGGAGCTTCGTGCAGGAGCTTGACAATGACTAAAGAAAAAATAACCACCAATTGGTTTGAAAAGCTAGAGGTGGAAGTCATTGATGAAGAGGATGGTGGTTGCACTATCTACATTCACTGGGACAATGAAGATCCAGATCTTGAATACTGGACAAACCTTGGTGAAGAAGGACAAAAATCCTTTATCATCGAAGCATTAACCAACGCACTTGATTGCTATGTCGATTGACACTTACGGCCTTGATGAAGATCGTTACCTTGAAATCTTTGAAGACAAAGCAAGGTTTCTTTTTGTAACAATGCGTGCACTTGTTTCTGTAGCACGAGAGAACGACGTGGATCTTAATGGGTGGCCCCATAGCGTGATCTGGAAGATGTATGAAAGCGTTACGTATGATGCAAACGATGATGCTCGTATTCTCCAGAAGACTGAAAACCCTGAGAAAATTGCAGAACGTGCCTACGATCCAATCACAGGTTTTAGTCGGCAAGATGTAATGGATGAAATTAAATCTATTAAAGAACTTCTGGTAAAACCAGAGTGATCAATCGTCCTGGTTATGACGTAAAACTGACCACCCCATATACAACCAACTCATGTTCGAAGCCATTGCATCAATTGTTCTTCCTGTTCTCAAAGATATTCTTTGGACAGCAGCCGCAGCGCTGCTGGCCTATGCACTAAACAAACTTCAAGCTCATCTCCAAAACATCTGAGCCATGACTCAACTCACTCAAGCTAAACTCAAGGATCTAAACATCCTCAAACTCTACGAGCACTACCGTGTTATTGAAAAATCACTGCCTCTACTTACTCCTGAGTCCCAAGAGCTGGCGCAAGCTGAGCTGGAGGCCTGTGCCTCTCTCCGTTCAGAGAAGGTCGACCGTATCTATTACGCTATGGCGGCCCATGAGGATGCTCTTGAACGCATCAAGAAGGAAGGGGATCTCATTACCCAAGCCAAGCGTCACCATGAATCTCAACTCCGATCCCTCAAGGGTTTGCTAAATTGGTTAAAGCGTGCACTGCCATCTGATTCCAATAAGATCAGTGGACGCAATTATCAATTCACCCTCATACGTAAGAAGGAGTTAACTGTTGAGATCACGTCAGACCCAGAGTTTTGGGACACTGAAGAACGCAACAAATTTTGCATTGAGGAAGAAACAACCACAACCAAACGAATCGTGGTACGTTCAATGTCAGGAGAAGTCCTTGAAGAAAGGACTGAACCTCGAACTAAACAAGAAGTTCTCCCCAACCTCGATGCCATCCGCAACGCCTACCAAACCGGTCAGCACCTACCACACGGAGTCAAAGTTGTCCAAGAATACTCGGTCCGTTCCAAGCGCATCTTCTCAGACAAGTCAGTGGATCTGGAGGCATCCGAACATCTCGGAGAACTTCTACCAGAAGCTGGAGCCACCGACTGATCTCGAGGATGCACACATCCGCATGTCATGTCACAACCATAGTGTTGATGACTTCAATCTCCAGATCCAGATGAATGAACTGGAGATGTCCATGCTGTGTGACGGTGACGAGCCAGTGCCTTATCACAACGATAAGGTTGATGAGCTTGAGCAAAAGAAACTTAAGCTTTTGCTTGGTAAACGCTTCCACCAGAACGCAGCTCGTGCCTACTGGTACTACCTGGCACGTGGTGATAAATAAGTTGCCATACAATAAATAGATACAAGAGGTGTTCCATGTCTGATGAAAGTAAGCTGGTTGATTTACTGGCGGGTTTCACTCAGGCAGGGACACCTCTTCCCGCATTGGTGGGTACCAAGCTTGAATGGCAGGTTACTGCGTTAACAGCAGGGATGTTAGCAAATGAAAACCTTGCTTCATCAATGGACGCAACTGAGATGGTTGATGCTGCCATCAATTACACGCATCTGATCCAAGAGCGTCTTGGTTACTATCAGCAAAATCAAGTGCACTCTTTGGAGAAGTTGCTGTAAAGTAATTCAGTCTTTACTACCAGCAATGGAACCAGTTATTGTTCCTCGGCTAACCGTATCGTTTGCGGTTGATCTTGAGGTTGAGTACGACAGCTTTGGCGGTCGCACTGCACAGGATATTGCTATTGCTCTCCAGGATGAGCTAGACGATCTCCTCTTTGAAACCAGCCCTGCCGTCAAAGGTGTCTTCACTTCCATCACCGCAATTGATTCCAATGACTGAAGAACTTCTTAAGAAACTGAATACCACTGGTGCCTTCGATACACCTTGGTTGAAAGAGCAACTGCGTAACTGGGACGTGGTGGAGGAGCAGAAGAAGGCTGACTTTATGGAGCGCCTGTACCAGGTCTACAAGCCAGCTGACCATTGCTACACGGGTCTGTGGGAACGGTTCTGCTTGACCGAAGCTGGTACCACAATGCGTGAACGGTACTTTGAAATGCTTGCCGCAGTTAAAGAATACGAGGAATTGGTAGCAAAACAAAATAAACTTGAGGTTGCAGCCTAAAGTTCAAGTTAAACAATTTATACTTATGGAACGTGCCACACTAGTGGTACGTTCTTTTTTGTTATGAAAGATCAAGTGAATGAACCGATGAATGCCATTGGTAAATGGCAAGAATGGTATCGAGCTAACCGTGTAATTGCTGAGATTGATACGCCTGGTGCCTCTAAAAGCTCACGTGAGTCTCTTCATGATACAAGCAATGTCAAGAGTGTTATGCCAGGATGGGATGGAGTTAATCCTGAGAACATGACTTGGAGTGAGTTCTTTACTGAAGAAAGGTTTGCTTCTAGCCGCAAAGAAAAAGCAACTGAGTATTTTGCTGACACAATTGCTGAGTTCTTTAATGAGATGTCAGGCGCTGAACTCTTTGAATGTTTCCTGGCTGCTGCATGTAACAATGCTGAGCATGTCAAAAAAGAACATGATAAAGCTCAAGAGCTAGTTGACCTGCTGCGTTGCAAGTAATAATGAAAACGCAAGAGTATTACCCTGAATGGATCTGTGATGACTGTGGGAGAACCCACGGGATTTGGTACAAGGGTAGTGCATATGTAGGACCTCCGTCTCATTACGCTACTTACCACGTTGGTGATTGCGGTGTTTGCGGTTCCAAGGATGTACCTGTTACAGAGCCACGAGACTATGGTGGTTTAAGCCACAAAGAAATGCGTAAGCTATATATAAAAAAATCTAAGTTGCAAAAACTCTGATTGGTTCTGCAGGGGTTACTAGGTAAACTGTCCAGTCACTTGGTAAATCACCAATGTAATTTACATGCCATCCGGAGTAACCATCAATTAAACCAATCACATCTAAAGCATGGATGTGGCTGGCGGTGAGCACGGTGCCCTCGGCGTCAGTGAAGCCGGCCTTGGTCAGCGTGGCCATTCCGGTGGCTTTGTCGGGAAAGCGTAGGTAGTGGGTCATTGGGTCACCGCCTGGAGGGTGCTGTTGGGGAGGCGCTGGGGCCAGAAGGTGAAGCGTTTGATGGTGCCGGTCATTGGGTTACCGCCTAGAATTTCCCCACAGCCAATGGTTAGTTGCGTCAGCACACCAGGTACTGTTCCAGTTCCTTGAGTTACAGGTGTCAGACCATTGACGCTGCCTGCAAAATCAGCGGCCTTGTAAACAGCAGCAACTTTATTTGATGTTCCAGCGGCAATACTAGTTCCTAAAGATACGGAAGAAACTTGAACAATACCCGCATCAGTAACAGTAAGGTTAATGTTACCACCTGAAGCAGATGCCCTGCTTAGAATAATTCTATTTGAAGTTGCATTGTTTGAAGCAGCAACTATGCGTGAAACAGGGGTAACGTTTGCTTGAACGCTATCCGCAAACATAGTCCCCTCATCCTGCCGATACCAGCTGCTGAAGTTCGCGCCCGTGATGCTGGCCACGTCTGCACTGCGGGTAACTGTGGCAGTGGTGGTGGGGATGTAGCTGGTGGGGAAGGCGCCGGCTTCTATTTGGGCACCCCAGATGTAGATGCCAGAGGTGCCGTCGCCTACCGTGTCAGAAGCATCCACCTGACCGTAGATTCTTGGTGATGCTGTTGCCGTTGAAATAGTGGTGTAGGTAATTGAACACCTGTACCAACCGTTGCCAACAGGTGCTATGGACGCAGTACAGTTTACCGCTCCAGTAACTGTTCCTGCTGCCAAGTTAAAATACGCCCTTGTGATTGCCCCCACAACAGCGCCTGTAATTCTTAATTGACAGAAAGTGTATTGATTCGCTTTTGCAAAAGTACTAAGGGTGTACGTTGTGCCTGTAGTTTGGCTTACATTTTGAACAACATGACCCAGTATTCCAGCGTTTGACGTTATGCTGTCGCCTGTTGTCGATCCATCGGGCGAAACAATCGTATTTGCTGTAATAGTGGAGTTTGTTTTTGTCCAACTTGCGTCATTAAACTGTTCGCTGTTAAGTACCAAATTCGTCCTCTGCTCCTCTACCAGCAGGCCCAGGCTTTCGCCGGTCGTTGGGTTGTGGTCGAAGCGTGGTTCGTCCGTCGTCGCCGTCTTGATCAGCCCGTCGCTGCCCACAAACGTGGCGCTGCTGGCGCGGGTGAAGGTGACGAGGTTTTGGCCGCTAGCAGCGTCGGTCAGGGTTTTGTTGTCAGCAAAACGCAGATCGAGACTGGGTACAGCGCGAGCACGACGCCACAGTTCATTCTTAACCCATGGGCCAGCTAATACGCCGCCAGGGGCAACTGCTGTACGAAATGCTGCTGAGCCGAGCATCAGAGTCCTGCCTCCAGCGTCATCACGCGGAGATCAAATAAAGTGGCACTTGCGGGAGTAAATGCACCACGAGTTTCCAGCTCGGCAAACAAACTGGTGCTTGCAGTGGCTAGCTTAATGGCCGTACCACAGTAATCAGCCTGCGTGAATAACGTACTGCCAAGGTCTTGCGGTGCAGGTAAATCAATATAACCAGCGTAGTTAGCTACCTCGCTACTCATCAAATCAAAAGGAGAATTATCTGCAATAGCATTGGGAGTTGCGGTATATAGATGGAGCCGGAATGCGCCCATGCCACTGGGGACACTGGTGCTACCAATCAGAAGACGCACTGATTGAAGCAATACATAACCGCCGCTAGGACCAATGCTGGGCAATGTAATGATTGCACTGCCACTAGTGCTACCAACAACATCACCGGCAGTATAAGCAGTAGTATTACTGGGACGAGTAATGGTTACTGCAGCACGAAATGCCCTGCCATCTACGGTAAGGCTACTATTACTATCGCTAACTGGCAGAGTACCGTTAGATGGTGTTACACCTGAAATTGAAGTATTTAAAGTTTCACCAGCAACTGTACCGACTTTGATAACTTCATACAGTTGTGAGTTCTCGCGTACTAAAGGCATTGTTTATAACCTATTTTTTACAAGTCTAACAAAGGTTGCCTCAACTAAACTAATAGAAAGTATCTGTGTTGGCAAAGTGATTATTCGTTATACCAATGACTACGGCGATGGTACCTCTGGTTACGCCGATTACGGTTCTGGAATTGTCGTCACTACTGCTAGTGGACAACCTATTGAAGTAACAACGACAACTAGTGGGACGGTTACTGTTCAAGCTGGTGGTACGGGCTCTGATGCATTTGGCCGTTTACGTGTTGCTAGTCCTTTAACACTATTTGATTCAAGCCATCGCTACAAAGATAATGGCCTGTGGACCACGGCTACAGGAACTGGTGGTACCACAACGTTCGATGCTAATGCTGGACTAGTAACACTCAATACAACCACAGCTTCTGGTTCTTCAATTGTACGAGAAACAACAAAATGTTTTTCATACCAGCCAGGGAAATCCCTGTTGGTTATGTCCACGTTTGTGATGAACGCAGCTAAAGCAAATCTGCGGCAACGTGTTGGCTACTATGGCGCAAGTAATGGTATGTTCATTGAGCAGGATGGTACTACCGTATCTCTTGTTGAGCGTAGCTCAGTTACAGGTTCTCCTGTTGACACCAAAGTTGCTAAGGCTGACTGGAATGTAGACCCAATGGATGGCACAGGTCCATCTGGGTACACACTGGATTTAAGCAAAGCTCAAATCTTTTGGATGGATATTGAATGGCTTGGGCTTGGTACGGTGCGCCTTGGTTTTATTATCAACGGTCAATTTGTCCACTGCCATTCATTCCATCATGCCAACTTAATTACTTCAACCTATATCACCACGGCATCACTTCCGCTTCGTTACGAAATCACCAATACCAATACAACTGCTAGTAGCAGCACACTAAAACAAATTTGTTCTACCGTACTTTCGGAAGGTGGCTATGAATTACGTGGCCTGCAACAAGCTATTGGTACAACCATTACTGCACCGTATAACTTAACGACGGCTGGTACTTTCTATCCTGTTATCTCATTGCGTCTTAAGTCAACCGCTTTAGATGCAATTGTGATTCTTACTGCCCTTTCAATGCTGGGTGTTAGTAGTACCAACTATCTTTGGCGTGTTGTTGCTACTGCTACAACTACAGGTGGCACTTGGGTTAGTGCTGGAACCAGCTCTAGTGTGGAATATAACTTAACAGGTACTGCTACAACGGGTGGTCGTATTCTTGCGCAAGGGTATTTCTCTTCTAGTAATCAAAGTAGTGCTCCTATTGACATCCTCAAAGAAGCATTGTTTAGTTTTCAGCTAGAGCGAGACGGTTTAACGAATACTCCGTATGAGTTAAGTCTTGTTTTAACGGCTGCCGCAGGTACTTCTACGGTGCATGCATCAATGGACTGGGAGGAAATCTCAAGATAAGTCGTTAAGGTGTTAACGGCTGATAAACTGGAACTATTGATCAAGACTTATGTATACCCCTGCACCCCAACAGTACCAGGCTGTTGAAGCCCCTCAGCTTCAAGCTGTTCCTCAGCCCCAGGACAAGCCAAAAGCTCCTGCCAAGTCCAAGGCTGGTGGTGATGTGGGTGCTTTCATCCAGCAGTGCATCTCTCTTTGCGCCTACCTAAAGGAACTAGAGACCCAGAGTCATCTGATCCATTTGAACTACGAGGGTGGTAACTTCTTGGGCGTCCATGCCTTCCTCAAAGATCAGTACGAAGCGCACCTTGAGCAGTTCGATACCCTTGCTGAGTTTGTCCGTAGCATGGATTATCTGATGCCCATGTGTGGGTGTGGTCTCAAGGATGCTGCTCCTCCCATGCAAGCAGTGACTTCCTATAAAGGCACTGAAATGCTTGGTGTATACTACAAGAACCTTGAGGAGCTTGGCATGAAGGCCAAGAAACTAGAGCCTGTGGCCGCCAAGGTAGGGGCTATTGACATCCAGAACTACATGGCTGACCTCGTGGGCCAGGCTTTTAAAGCTGCTTGGCAAATCAAAGCTACCCTGAGGTCTTCTTGAATTTTTGACCTAAAATAACTGGTTGCATTACCGCATCGTAATGTGACCAGCCTAGTTTTAAACGGCGTTCAATTGTTTGACGATTTATACCTAACTCTATAGCCCATTCTTTTACTGTTTGACGCCTGCCGTCGATAGTAATAAGAATGCACATGGAGCGATTTCTGTTTTGTTCCGTGCGCGTCGCCCATTTACAGTTTTCGGGACAATAGTTTTTGCTTGAATCAATACGTTCAAGCGAATAGTTTGGTCCGGGTCTTTCTCCCATATCTTCTAAAAAGTTTTCAAATATATCCCATCTACTGCAAACTTTTATTCCTTTTGCGCCATAATTTCGATATGCTTTTGTGTTTGAATTTTGGCAACGAGTTTTCATGTTGTGCCAAGTAGAGTGTGTCAAAGAACGTTTTCCATTTAAAGAATGCCCGTGTCGTTGCGTGCTCATAGAAAGTTGCAAGTGCAGCCACTCTAGCAGAAAGCTACCCTAAGGAATAGTTAATCACTCCAGTGTTCAAGCCTGTGGCAATTGCAGCACAGCGGAATACATTTCTTTATCTCTTCTTCGATGCGGCGCCAGCCGTATCCATGGTTGACCATATTTGATATGTTATGGTCCTTCTCGCCTATGTGGTGAAACTCAAGGACACGATGATCATTCAGTCCACAGTGCTGGCAATTCAAAGTCTTCTTGTACTCAAGAAACTTCTGTCTATTGCGCTGGAGTATTTCCTTGGAAGTTGGCACCAAAGCCAATCATTGTTGTCTTAAATATAACAACAAACAGTTAGCCGTCCGTAGTGGATGTCTCGTATATGAAATGATCGGACGTTTCAATCATCCGTGAGTTCTCCACACTGTACTCAGTCAAGTCAATCTCGTATCCAGGGTTCTTTTCAATTCGATTCTTAAGCCATGCATCGTCGTACCAAATGATTCGGTTGTTGGGGTACGCATAAAAATTACCGTCGTCCATTCGGAAAAAGTGTGCACACTTGTGCTCAGGTGTTTCACTGAAGTTTGTATTAAGGGTTGACTTGGATTCCCAAGACCAATCAAGGGTAAACATGTAGATGCCACCCTTCTTCTCACCTTTGAAATTGATTAGCTCTGCACGTAAGTTTGAGAGGCGTGACCTAACCTGTACATCAATATACGGAGAGAAACAATCCCACCACATGCACTCATTAAGCTCAGGCTTAGGCGCATCTGGTTTCCAACAAAGGGCATGGATCGGACGCCTTGTCCAGTTGACGCCATTCTCTAGGAACACCTCAAATAAAGGTACGTGTTTTTCCAGGGATGCCACTGAGTGTACGTCGCATAACGTCACGTCACCATGGCCTTGTTTGTGATTGTATAAGAATTCGTTTCGGATGTAGCAGGTGAACGTCGGCAGGTTGTGATTTAAGTAGCTCATCTAACTTGCCAAGATGAACTTAGTATAAAGCACCTGGATAGGATTCGAACCTACATCGTCCTGCAGCGGCAGTAACCGTACTATCCAATTGTCTCGGACCAGGTGAGTGACCCCCAGGTTTGTGCATCGTTGAGAGGCATAGGGGGTGTTACATGCAGGAGAGGCCATCCCCCTGGCCTGGTTATCCAGGACTTAGCACGCAAACCAAGTGTTAGAGGACTTGGCTGCACCCTACCGACAGAGCAATAGGGGTGGTGTGATGGATCAGGTGTGTCGCCTTCTAGGCTATGTGCCTAACGCGCACAGGGACCTGACCTCTATCAATTTTATTATACACAAAAAATCCTGGTTGCTCAGACCAGGACTAAGACTAACTACTTACCGCCAATACCTACGGGACGAGACGTGTGTATTGAGCACTGAAAGTATAGCGCGATACCTTATTTCTTTTTGGCAGCAGCTTCTTTCTTCTTTGCAATCATTTCTTTAAACTTGTCGCGGGCTTCAGTTTGTTTAGCAGATGCACCGCCTTTGCCTTTGACAGGGGGAGCAGCTTTACCTTTTGCGGGCGGCACAGCTTTCTTGGGGGGAATAGCCTTTTTCTTTTCCATGATAATCAGGAATCTTTATTAAGTATACGTGAGTTATTTATCTTTGTAACGTTTGGATGCACGGGCTGCTTTACCAGCTTTCTTTGCTGTTTCTGTGTTAGGTACAAACTGTTTTCCTTCCCTACTACCAGCACGTTTCTTGCGATCAGTCTCCTCTCTTTCCTCCTTGGATAAAGAGGCCCATGCCTTTTCCGGCAAGTAACGCTTGGTGTAGCCAGGTTGAATTGCTTTATCACTCGCCATCTTTATACCTCTTGGCTGCAGCTTTAGCCTTAGAACGTTTTTCGTACTCGTCCTTGGTTTGCCACTTTTCTTTACCCCATTTCTCCAAAGACTTTTGCTTCTCACCTTTACCTCCTTTATATCCGCCACCTTCCGACTTATACTCTTGTGCTACAAGTTGAGCTTTACGTGCCGAAATAATTAGTTAGCCTTACGGCTACGACCATTCTCCCGGTTTACCCCCACGGCCTTCCCGCATAACTTTGTTTTTGATACGCTCACGCAGGTCTGGTTTTGTGTACTTGCTTTTGTCTTCAGCCATAACTTCCTCGTTCTTTAAGATAAGTGACTGCGTTTGTCAATACATCTATATTATCACCAAATAAACCTAGGGCTCTGTTGCACTCTTTGCACAATAAACCTCTGAACTCATTGGTTTGATGATTATGGTCCATGGCTAAAGATTGTTTATCCTTGGGAGGCTCTTGGCAAATTGCACATAAACCTTCCTGGGCCTCAAACACAATATTGTATTGCTCTTTTGTTATTCCTCTGCGCTCATATTTTTTGTGATTGTGATGTAATAAATCTTGCCCTTGTTTTTTAACTTTTTGATAATGTTCTTTATTGTTATCTACCCATTTATCCCAACTTAACTTATTGCAAGTTTTGCATGAAGAATGAAGATATAATTTACCGTCTTGCTTTCTTCTTCTAAAGCAATCCCAATCTAAATAATGAGCACATTTAGAGCATTGTTTTTGACCGTCTGCTCCATACAATAATCTAAATCGACGGTTGATCAAAGATCTGCAATCCTTGCATACGCTGTCTCTTTTTATATTGCCGGCTGAGTTGTACCCTTTGTTTGCAAAATTTTCATACGGCTTTCTAGTTCCGCATTCCCGGCAAAGTTTTTGCATTGGTTGGTTTGTGCTTTTCTTACTATAGCACAAAATCACTGACCTGGCTTACCACCCTTAGAGCCAGCCATCACACGATCTTTGATGCGCTCACGCAATTCCGGTTTGGAATACTTGCTATCGTCCTGCGCCACTCGACTTTAGTTCTCTTTCTTTTAATATTTTAAGCCACTTACATTCTTTGGCAGACCGTGCCCAGTCCTTACCAGGGTTTGGGATCTTTGATTCAAGTTCCCAAAAATAATTTTGGAGGCGTTCAGCCTCCGTTGGAATGTGATACTTAGCCAAAGTTGGTGGGGATGTCGTGCTCTTTACCAAATTTGTGCATGATTTCCTCGATCGACTCGATTGACTCTAGGCGTACCAGGGTGTCGGTCAATGTGCTGATCGTTACAGGATGCTCGGTACGTGCAGCAAAAGCAAGGGCTTCCCGCAGACTTGCCGTAGCATTATCAAGGGCTTGTTTGACCTGGTTGGAAAGAGTCATTTCAGAACCTTTGGGGTTTCGTGGTAAAAGAATTACTTGTGGCATTCTATCCACATAAATGATATGTTAAGTATGTCACGTTTTTCTTAACATATCTAGTGAATAAGTTAAAAAAATGGTAGGGATTACTGTAATTCTTCCCAGATCCAGCCCACTTGATAAGCATCAATAAAACAAGGGATGCCAAGAGATTCCATGAGTTCATAAATCAAACGGCCTTTGCCCAGCCGCTTGCCTTGCAAAGATTTTCTATTGTCATCAACAATGATTAAGGTGCCAGGGTTGATGATATTCTTGGCGGCAAACAACTCTTTGAGGTGGTGAGCAGCCGGCTCCCAATCATTGTTCCAGTCGGTGATGTTGTACGAGTCTAGGTACAACAGATCACAGCGCCCCTCCAGAGTACCAAGGAACTCAACCGAGTCTGACTCAATAACTTCAGTGTTGCTGCTGGTACTTGAGCTGGCTAGCTCGCAAGCATTCGGGTCAATGTCAACAGAAATCAGCTGGCCACCATGGGCACTAACGTATTCGTCAAAGAGGAGGGTAGAGCAGCCATCGCCTGTGTAATTGTCTACCTCTCGGTATGTACCCGTCTCAATAATGATGGGATTTTTGACTCCATTTAGGTGTTGAAAAATTTTTTGGAAGCCGTCAGCCCGAGCGCCAAGCTTGGGTTTGACCGTGGAAAAATACGTGGTCCAGTCCGTTGCTTGGGTCACAGGTCGACTCGAATGTATTCAATATCCTTGGATTGTAACTCCAATTCAAACGCATCGGCTTCAATCGTCTCAACATCGTCAACTACGCATTGATTCAGGAGGCCAGTGCGCTCTTCGTCATCAATGTCGTAATAAAACCTGGTGAGATTAATAGACACCTACAAACTCCCAGATGGATTTGTGGGTCACAAACTCCCATTGCAGGATAAAAATCACGGCAAGCATAGCGGCGCGGCCATTAAAACGCTCGGCATACCAGAGGTAATCCTCAGGATGGGTTGGCAAGGTTGCAATATTGAGGTCTGGGCAGTAGCGGCTGATAATTTCTTGGATGATCCAGGACAGGCAGTTGTACCAGCCTTGGATCCAGAGCACTGCTTTGTTCATTGGTTTTTAAAAACTTCGGCCGCAAACAGGTAGGCGTCAAGACCTACGACAAGAACAATAGCTGCAATCAGCCACATGATTGTTCGCCTTTGGTTTTCCATGGTCGATTGCTAGGCATATACGCTAGGATAACAGCAATATACAAAACCTTCAATGGTTGCTAGAATTGAAACAAGCGATCCATGGTCGCTGAAATATCAAGAGCAGCCAGAGTTGATGCGGGAGCTGAACAGCCGCCCCGCCCGTATTACAATTAACGGAAAGCGACACTACCATACACCGTTTGTAACAGGGCCGGCGCCATCGGTCACAACAATTATCTCAGAGACAGCATCCGAAGCAAACAAACGGAAGCTGGAGATGTGGAGTAAAAACAATCCAGGCGTAAAAGAGGCAGCTGCTGAGCGCGGTACAGCTATCCACTATGGCATGGAGTGCTACCTGAAAGGGGACAAGAGCCCTGAGATCCCGCCTGACTACCAGGATTTTTGGTCGGGTATGCCAGGGATCCTCGATCAATTTGACGAAGTGCTGTGGGCTGAAACCCCTCTGCTCGACAAGCATCAATTCACGCTATCAGACGATGGTATCGGTAGGGTGTGGGCACACGATGAAGAGGGCAGGGCTTGGGTTGGCTCGCCTGACATCATTGGTGTTGTGGGGAACAAACTGACGCTTGCCGACCTTAAGACCAGCGTCAAACCCTACAGTCGCAAGTGGCCCAAGGACCTGGAGAAGGGGTCGATGGAGTGGCGCGACATCTTGGGTGGGCACATGAAATTTAAAAAGACGTGCAAGCAACTTGCTGCGTACGACCTTGGTATTGAGCAGACTCTTGGGATGCGGGTCCAGCAGGCAGCCATCTTGGTTTCAACGCCTGTCCGCACTCAAGTCTTCAAGATCTCCAGGAAGTTTTTGGATTCTTTGAGGGGTGACTGGCTGGCAGTCGTAGCTGAGTACTACAGCCAAATCGAACGCTGCAATGTTTATGACCCTGATTTGATTTGAGCCATGCCCTGGAATACTGATGATCCCATGGAGAGACGCAAGCGTATTGCCTGGTCTGTCGCAACTTCGTCTTGCATTAAGACTAGGCAGGATCCTGTAGATGTTTACAACAGACTGATGGACGAATGGGATGAGGTCGATAAAAAGAATCCGTGGAATTTTTCGTATGAGTCTAATAAGACTTAGTGATTTAACAAAATCTTGATGGCTCTCCTGGATTGGCGGCCGTAGGATAAGAAGACACACAACCCAACCCCCGATGGAAATCCATGTTATTTCCGTTGGTGAGTGGATGAATACGCTCCAAAGCCTCATGATGAATGCGGCTGACGGGGATTGTTTTTGTCTGCCTACCGACATGCATTTTCATGCATATATGTTGGTTAAGGATACGGTATTCCCTGAGCGGGACTTTAAAGTGGAGATCAAGCAGCAAACAGAAGCATGACAAGCAAACAACAATTGACCCTGAAGCCCGGCGAGGTACGTCTTGACTACATCCCCAAGGATTGGCCACTCACGCCGCTTGGCGCAAACAAGGATCCATATGTATCAGGTTGGCAAAACAAGCCATTTAGTACACAGGAAATTGAGGAGGAAATCCTTACCGGCAAGTGCAAAGCTGTCGGTTTACTTGGCGGGCCTGTCTACAACTATCCTTATGGCCTGGTCTGGGTTGATGTTGATGGACCGAGCATCTATCCACTTATCGAACAACTCTCTGGCTTGCCTCTTAATGAAGCATTGCCCCAAACGCTGACCGTTTTCAGTGGCAAAATTGGGCGTGAACGCAAACTTTACCGCCTGAAACGGGAAAAGCATAAGCATTTCGTTAGAAATAAGTACACCTGGCACGGGGAAGAGAACAAAGAAAAACTTGAGATTCTTTGGAAGCGGCACCAAGGTGTGCTAATGGGTTTGCACCCTGAGACTGATGGTTACTTCACGGGTGAAGAATCTGGATTTGAGTGGGTCCAGGAACTGCCTGAGTTTCCGGACTGGCTACTGAATGCCATCATCAACAAGAACGTAAAGCAAGGGGTTCCTGCCAAAGAAATCTCCAGGGTAATTGGTCCTACATTTGCTGTGAACACAGAGATCTCGCTAGAGCGGGACATGCAGCTGGCAACAGAAGCAATGTGGGCGCTGCCGCCAGAAGCCTGTGACGATTACGACATCTGGATCACGATTGGACAATCGCTTCACTCACTGGATGAATCGTTGCTGGATCAATGGGATGAGTGGTCCAAGCAATCGGATAAGTATCGAGATGGCGAATGCCACCGCCGTTGGTTGTCCTTTAGTAAAGGCGGTGGCCGTGGTCTAGGTTCCCTTATTCACATTGCCCGTGAGCATGGCTGGGAGATGTCCCAGAACCATCGTGCGATGAGTGTTGATGATGCGACACTTGAGCACATGTCCAAACAACTGGAAGAAATTGAGGCTGCACTGATGCCGACCATTGAGACTGAGTTATCTCTTGAAGATACTGTGCAGCTTCCTCAGGAGAATCGTAAGTCTTTGAAAAGGCAGGGACGGGGGCAAGGAAAAGAACAACAAACAAGAGGACCTTCATCTGACGCAGTTGCTGACGTACTCCTGCAGGTTTATAGAGGAAGGCTGCAGTTTAGTCAAGCCCACAACGCATTCTTCATCTATGAGCACCACAGGTCAAAGGGCTTGTGGTCTCGTCTGTCCGAGACTGAGATGAAGAGTGAGATCAAGTCTCAGCTCGACCTGATCAAGGAGGGTTTCCTTAAGAATGGCTACAGCATGACGCTGGTCAACGATGTGTACGAGCAGCTACGCATCAGCCTCATCTTTGATGACTGGTATGAAGGCAACGATCACCTACTGTTTACCAACGGTATCCTTAACGTCAACACGCGTGAACTGCTGCCTTTCAACAGGAGCATGCACATCACGCAACAACTGCCCTATGACTATGACCCAGGGGCAACTTGTGAGCCTATTGTCAAGTGGCTGAAGAACACACAGGATGACAACTGGGGTCGCGTCCAGGTGTTAAGGGCTTGGTTGCGTGCTGTCCTTTTAAGTCACTCTGATATTCAGAAGTTTGTTGAGATTGTTGGACCTGGTAAATCTGGTAAGTCAACATACTCGAACCTAGCACATGCTTTGGTTGGGGATGACAACGCAATGATCTCATCCCTTGAGCACCTTGAGAAAAACCGATTTGAAACCGCCAACCTATATAAGAAAAAATTATTGCTCTTCAATGATGTTGAGCGCTATGGCGGTTCGGTCTCTGTGTTAAAAGCTATTACAGGTCGGGACTTGATCCGTAACGAACATAAGTTTCAGACTGGGTCCCAGAAGCCGTTTAAGTTCAATGGCCTTGTCATGATCACGGCTAACGAACCCATCCAGACGACTGACCCAACCTCAGGTCTTGCACGTCGTCGCCTCACTATTCCTTTTGACAAACCGTTCACTGGTAACTCTGCTGAGCAGCGCACGTTAATTGATATGGATGACCGTGGTCGTCCCTTTGGTGAATTTGCGTCCTTGCTCCCAGGGCTTGTCAACTGGGTCTTGGATATGAGTGAGGCTGAGATGCGTGAGTATCTGATGGAGACCAATGAGAAAGTTGGTTTCTTTGCCAAGCATCACCGTGAACAGATCCTTAAGTCCAACCAGATCATGGATTGGCTTGATCATTGTGTGGTGTTTGACCCAGGGGTGTCTACTCCTATTGGTCTGGCTAAACCTTCTTCTGCAGGTTCTTCAAACGTGTACGTGTCTTGGGATACGTGGTTATATGCCAGTTACTGTGAATTTGCCCGTGCATCTAACAGCAACATCCTTGGGCGTAGCCGTTTTGAAACCTTGTTGATGGACGTGTGTATCCACCAGCTTGGCTTGAACGTCTACAAGTTCAAGAATCCGCGTGGCATGCGTGTAGTCAACGTTGCCTGCAGGGCATCAGACCAAAAGTACGCAAAGTTCCCCTCCATTATTGAAGTGGGCATGAACAAAAAAGAATGGCGTATTCACTATGGCGATGTCATAGATAAGAAGACTGATGCGACAATGGAAGCTGCAGAGGCAGAGCTTTGAGTGACGGTCGGCATTTAATTTTAGATCTCTATGGGTGTGACCCAGAGTTGTTAGATAACTATGAGGAGCTTCAACGGTTGCTTGAGGCTTCTTTAGTTCTGGCGAAAGCCAATATCCTACGGATCATTGGTGAAAAATTTAAACCTCAAGGTGTGACACTACTTGCATTACTGGCTGAGTCCCATGCAAGTGTGCACACCTGGCCGGAGATTGGTTATGCAGCAATCGATTTGTATACGTGTGGCGATACAACGCAAACACATCGAGCAGCTGAGTTTTTAAAAACAAAACTCAAAGCTAAAGCAACGGAAGAAAAAGAACTTATACGATCAACAACTCCTTGCACTTCTGTATAGTTGATCAAGACGTTCTCTATTAAATGAACAAAAAACCTAAACTGCTCTGGTCCGGCGACATCATCGCCAAGACCGGGTTTGCTCGTGTCACGGAAAATGTGCTTGAGCGCATCTGTGAAGAGTATGATGTTGTAGTGCTCGGTAATAACTGGTGGGGTGACCCACATCCACTCTGTGATAAGTACCTAATTTATCCCTCGTCTACTCGACACCAGACCGCACCCTTTGGTGAGCAACGCATTCGAGAGATTGTAGAGAAAGAGAAGCCAGATCTTATCTTCATCATGAATGACCTGTGGATTCTGAATGAGTTGTATCGTCAGATCCAGGACATCCATAAGACTGGCGCCTTCAAGTTTGTTGGTTACTACCCCATGGACAGCTACGGCTGGACTGGGTGCATCCTTGACACCATGAATGATTGGGATGCGTCTATCTGTTATACGGAATTTGGCGCAAAAGAGGTGGTGGCTGCTGGCTACCAGAAGCCCATCGCTGTAATTCCTCACGGCGTCACCAAGGGTCAGTTCTATCCCATGGATAAGAGTGAGGCTCGTAAGCGGCTTGGCCTGTCGGATGACATCTTTGTAGTGTTCAACGGTAACCGCAACCAGTTCCGCAAACGGATTGACATTACGGTTGAGGCTTTTGCCAAGTTTGCGAAGGACAAACCGGATACGCAACTGTATCTACATATGGGACTCAAAGATCAAGGTTGGGACTTGATGCCACTGTTTGCCAGGGCAATGGGTCGGGAAGGGTTGAATCCCAATGGACGCATCATCCTTACGGCGCAAACAGAAGGGCCGCCGAATGTGGAGGTGGATTTCCTGAATGCGATCTACAACGCAGCCGATGTAGGCGTCAACACTTGCAAGGGTGAGGGCCACGGGCTGGTCAACCATGAGCATGCGGGCTGCCGGGTTGCTCAGGTGGTGCCTAACCATACCAGTACCAAAGAGATCTTTGAGGGTGCCGGCCGTCTGATCCGTTGTGACCACGTAGATGTAGATACGAACTACGCACGGGAAATGCCCTGCCCATCCGCTGATCACCTCGCCGAAATCTTGACGGATCTCTATGAGAACCGTGAGAAACTTGATGAGACTGCACGCCTCTGCTACGAGCGTGCCATCTCCCCCTGCTACGACTGGGATAACATCGCACCTCAGTTTGCAGGGCTGTTCCAGGAGGTGCTAGAGGGTTCCTATGGGGATGCGCACTCGACTCAGGTGGAAGAACCGGTAAGCAAGAAAGAGAAGAAAAAAGAAAAACGCAAGAAGCGGCTGGTAGGCGCAGTAGCCTGACCAGGGTGGAATCAGGCCCTCGCTTCGGCGGGGGCTTTTTACTGGCAACCTAGTCTCATGTTAAGACCAGAGTGCGATCGATTAGTAGTGTCGGCAAAATTCAGGATAAGCTCGTTTTGTTTTAGATATGGGAAAAATGACACTTTTAGCTTTTTATACGGAATTTCGCAAAGTGAGACACATGTGAGACAGGGGTGAAGCGCTGGTTAGAATTCCGTATAAGATGGCAAAAGTGTCATTAATCCCTATATCAAAAAGAATTTAACCTTATCCTGAATTTTTGCATGTAACTGAATCCCCTCCGTCGCTCGTGTATGATTCTGGGGTACGCATCCCACCCATGCCGCGCAACTACAAGGAAATGCCTCCGCTCTGGCACCTGGAAAGCCAGTACAAGCTTTCCGTCCGGTACCCCAGTGGCCTTGAATGGCTCGTTGACAAAGCTGGCTACAACCAGGGGGATCAAGCGGGGCGTATCCACAAGAAAACCGGTCACTACATTGTCTGTATTGACGGCCAGGAGTACCAGGCTCACCGGATCGTCTACTATCTACGTACCGGTCTATGCCCTGATGAGCATGCCGTTGTCCATACGACAGCCAATGAGAACAAGGACAACCGCCTGGGACTCAAGTCATGCCTACTGAAATCAAAAAACACTACTATTGTCGAGTTAGAACCCATGATTGATCCCAAGTTGATAGGCGCTTCTGTCGAGCCACCTGCGCCTGGACTCTTTACTTACGTCAAGGGCATTGACTCCCTATCAGAAGAAGAGTTAAAAACACTTGGTTACTACAATGGGTATCCATGTGCCCATGGGCATACCATCAGAAACAGTCAAGAGCACTGGTGCTACCACTGTGCAATTAAAATTCAATCCAACGTATGTGGCTTTGACATTAACTTTTTAAACGAACGGTATAAGTACAAGTACTTTCGGTTGTGGGAGAAAGTTGAGATCGGCCATCCAGACGAGTGTTGGCAGATCAATGCCCCAGGGAAAGTCAGTCCCCGCCGTGTGTGCTTCCCTTCCTACAGGGCGTTTTACAGTGACCAGACTTCTGAGAACGTTAACTTCCATAAGCTCCTCTACCAGTGCGCATGGGGAGATGTCGGCTTCTTGTCAGTGACCAGACTGTGTGGTAACCCTTGGTGCGGCAACCCCCTTCATATGTTCTCTCGTTGGAATCGCGGGCTGCCACCAAAACGCCTGGAACCTTTTGACACACACTTTGATGCACAAAAACTAATGGCGGCAAGCAGTGCGATACGCCTGAAAAAAACCCAGGAGTTAATTGAACGTGATTACAAACCTTCTATTGCGCATCCTTGTGAAGTCAATGATGTCCCTGATTATCACGAGGATGCCTAAAACACGCTCCGAGTACAATGGATATACGGAGTTAGTATCATGCAGTGAGCAGAGTATCTAATACAAGTCAGCGGCAACGTACCCAAGATAATCCCCTTGTCCTGGGTACGTTCAGCGAAACATCACTTCGCTATCTAACGGGAAAACTAGGGCCTAAAAATATAGTGGGTTTGAATGGTTATGGTGGCGGCACCATGAACCATTGGTTTCAAATTAACGTTACTAGTCCAGCCTGGATCATTACACAGAAAGGCGGACCGCGTCCTAACTATATCCAGGTTTCTACATACGACCTAAATAAGACTCCAATTGAAGGACGCATGATCTTTCAAGCGGACAGCGTTTCAACAACCAATGCAGACGGAGAAAAGTTTTATCCCTATCTTGGCCATACAATGGGGGCCGGTTCTGATCTGGCAAACACCTTTAACTCTTACACGTTAAACAAAGGAGACGATCTTTACTTTATCTTGGAAGCGGGCAGTTATTTACTCTGTATTTCTAGTACCAGGAACGAACCCCTTGATTATTCCCTGGGGTTAGTTGTTGAATTTCCTGCCCTGGATTCTTTCATTTTACTGGAAGATTTAGATGGAAGCTTCTTGGTTGCAGAGACTACACTTGACTTGTCCAATACTATTGTCATTGGACCAAACTTCAACGTTAATTACTCAGTACCGGTAGGGTTTAATGCGTATACGTTTAGTGCAGCATCTATTAACAGTGGTGCAACAGTAACAATACCAGCCACTTCAACTTGGTTTATTGGGTTTGTGTCACCAGAAGCTGATGACAAATTTGAATTAGAGCCAAGTGACAGCTACACTACAGATGTAGAACATGAACATTCATTAGCGGAATGGTCCGATGCATGGAAACGCGAAAGAGATCCCGATGCACGTCTACCTGAAATTTTCCTGCCTCTTGTTGACCGCCCGTAACAAAATGCTCAAATTTATTTTGCACTTACTGAAGAGAAAGCACAACCCCACCAAAGCTTTTGCTACTTACTGTCAAGATAATCCTTGGGCGCGAGAGTGCCGTATCTATGAAGACTAATGACTATTTATGAAGCGACGCAAAAAGATTGGGACGATTTTTTTAGCCCAGAACATGCGCCTAAAACTGCGTTTGATCCCTTGGATCAAGACGACGAATGGTTGTGTGTGGTTAGCCAGCATGGCAGTGTCCCGTTCTGGGAGACAACTCAACGATTGGATGAACAGGCGCAAGAACAAACGAGTGCGCCAGATGGATTCATCTTTGACCGGTAAGTTTGGCCCTAAGACTCAAGCTTTAGCCATTCGTCAGGTGCGTCAATGGATTATTGAGTTGCCACCAGGGGATTCAATCTGCTTAAAATGCGAGTGTGCATTACCAGATAAACAGTTTCAAGTGTGGAAGAAATGGTTCATGCGCCATGAGAACTCCAGGTGGGAAATCTCAGATGAGCATAAATCTTTTTTCTTTTACAAATCAAGTCTCGTAGAATAAAAGAAACAGGATAAACCTATGGCACACCTTAACCAGTACTTAGAAGTAGCCCTTGCTATTCACGCGGCATGTTCGGCTATTTGCGCTTTGACCCCGACGCCTAAAGACGATCTGATCGTCCGTAAGTTGTACAAGTTAATTGAAATTGGTGGTTTAGTGATCGGTCGCGCCAAACAACGCTGATCAATCAGGTAAGACCTGACTCCAGAACACAACACCATCGTTGTCTTCAACCCATTTTCTTGTTGCGTAAGCCTCTTCTTTACTGAGGGTTGCGCACTTTTTTTCGTCGCCAACCTCCCAGCACATGTTAATGCGGATTCTTAAATCTTTATTACGTTTCACTTGGATACAAGAATTGCCCAACCTGTATTATTACCGTCGCACTCCCAGCGGCGCAACCAATTTTTTCTGCTGTACTTGACGCCTTTGCCACGCGCAGCAGAATTACTGACGTAACCACCGTTTAACATATCGGCTTGTCCATTTGGATCGTTGTGTACAAATGTATCTGGTGTAAACCCGATGCAGCAAGTCCAGTGTCCACCACCAGTTGGGTAGTTGATGCTCCCCTGGTGAAGCCAACCAACAGCTACTGGCCTGCCGTTGCGAATTTCATTTTCTAGGAGGGCTGCATTACCGTTGGTGATGAATGTCGCCTTGAGTCCCAGGGAACGCAAAGCTGCTAGCTGAGCATCTTTGCTGGTCGTGTCTCCGTATTTGGCACGGATTTTATTATATTCGTCGTCCGATTTTACCAAGTTGTAACAACCGGCTACCATGGCACAACTTGAAGAAAAACACTCGCGATATCCTGTTCCTGACTGATTGTCAAGCTGATAGAAGTAAGGTACGGACAGCGTTTTAGATGCTGTTACATCAGCGGTATTAACACCTGGCGTGCCAAGTTGTTTGTCCATGATCTGGATTAACTTGGTGCTGTAGCCAGGATCTGTAGCGTATTTTTCGGTGACCAATAGTTGCGCGCAGTTATTTCTACTTGTGGCACGGTTCACACCTTTGTATGTGCCGTAGTCTTTGTACCAGCGGTCAACCAAGTAACAAGTGCATGTGTAGAGGTCGGGAAAATCAATAAACCCAGCCTTGATCGTTACCCATTGACCGTTGATAAATTCTTGAGTATTGACCGTAGTACCAGATCCCTTAAGACCGTAGTAGTTATGCGTACCTGAGGTGTCCTTCCCCCAATTTGACTCAAGCGCCCATTGAGCAGCAACACATTCAGGGTATTTTGCGCCAGCGTCCTTACCTGCTTTCATTACACCTTCCCAAGTATTGGGGTAGGTTTCCACAGGTTTTGGCGCTGTGCGGTATTTAACAGCAAAAGACTCCAGGATCTCAGAAGGTATCTGAGCCTGGAGCCAATTCCACGCATCAATTTGATGGGGCTGTTCTTTGAAGTACCGAGCAGCTTCAACAAGTTTTATAGACATCGACCTAGAGCTTTTTACTAACTCTAAATCAGGTGTACCAAATCACTCTACGACTTCAGTTTCGGTGGTTTCTTCGGGTGTTTCGGGCTCAAACTCAAGGGTATCCAGGAGTTGACCAATCAAGTTACCGGCAAAAGCAATGAGGTTGCCATCGCCGGTAACACGGGCAGAACCAAAGGAATTAATTGCAGAAATAAGATCAGACTTTTTGCAGGCCATGTTAAACAAATGACTTTAAAAAGTATAGCAACTAATTACCAGGGAACACCAACTGCAGAAGTGGGATGAAGTTTTTGCTGGATTTGGTTGTGAAGCGATTCTTCAATAGAAACAACTTGATCGACACCTAGGGCAGACAATACCCAATTAACAACTTCTTCTTTGGTCAGTTGATTGAAAGGAATAAAGGAGGAGGAGTCGGGCTCACCAAGGCCGATGCTGCCATATGCACCTGCCGTTTCGCCGTCTTCTTCCAGGGAAGCTGTCCAGTGGACAGTGTAGATAGCGCCATCAGGACAAGTATCGCCATCGGGAAGATGACGCTCAAGCTGTGCAATATCCCAAACAGTGTTAGCCATAACAAATAGTTTTCTTTTATTTTACCAGGGGGATAATTAGTGAGTAGGACTACTTGCCCCATCGTTCTAAAACCGCTTGGGCGAACTCAACGCAAGTAGGCGTTTCTGTGTCACCTGTGCGATAGATTTTATCAAAGAGATCAAGAAGTTCTTCGTCGGCTGGAGATTGCAAATCTGTTGTTTTCATAGGACTAAGCGACTTTGACGATGATGCGAGCGCGACCATCGTCATCAATGGCAATGACCTTGCCCACTGCTCGCATGTACTCAGCCAAGGTCAAATCAGCTTCATCCTTGGCGATGCCGATGATGCCACCTTCTTCGGTAGCAATAGGGACAATGTATTGGCCAGGGGTTGCACCGATCACATTGACCGGAACTTGGCCAGCAAAAGCAATGCGATCAACTTTTTGGCGCTCGGTTTCAAGGCCGTCGGGGTCATCCTCGTATCCCACACCCCAAGAATCGTTACCTACATACGATGGGTCTGTAGACTTAACCAAAAAGCTAACTGCGTCAGCAAAGGCTTTTGTCAGCTTAGCGTTTGCGTCTACGCCACATATCTCGCCTTTGGCAATCGTAAAATTGCCGGCTTTTGTCATGTATTCTGCATAGTCGGCGCCACTTGCATTTATTGTTCCACCCGCGTTTATCGAACGGCCCGTGGTGCCGTTGGTATTTGTCCAGTAAACGGTTCCTGCGGCGTTGCCAGCGGTACCATTGTGAAAATAAAAACGGTGATTAACGCCACCAGAGCCACCAAAAGCTGTGATTTCAGAGGTTGTGCCCCCTCCATTGTTTACAGTAAATTTCTCAGTGTTATACGCACTTGCGCTTCCTACCCTTACGTCTCCACTACTCGTAATCCTCATCCGCTCCGTCGGGCTGCTCGCGCCATCGGCGGTAGTGCTGAAAACTAAGCGGCCCGGCATGTCGTTAGCGCCGGGGGTGCCGTCTACAACTGCTTCAATTCTTGCGCCTTGACTTTCAAGATCTGTTCCGTCAGCGCCGCCAAAAAGAATCGCACCTATACCATCACCATTCTGAACAATGGTTGTTCCACCAACTGATCCAGAGCGTTGCTTGCCGAAGGCTAGATTTGGGCCACTTGCATCCGCTAAATTATTAGTAATTGAGATTCCGCCGAAGCCAACAGTCTCAACCTGGATACTGCCTTGCGCTGCATCAGCAATGTTGCGCCCAGTACTCGTCCCCACCAGCAGTCGGCCGGAGCTGTCGATGCGAAGGCGTTCGGTGTTACCTACACCAAATTTCATTGCTGACGACGACCTTTCGGTATCAATCCAGTTGTACGTTGCGCCGACAGCGCTCATTCCAAATCGAACATCGCCAGACGTAACACTGGAAATGCGTATTTCTTGCGAACCAGTGGCGCTGCAATCCAGTAGTACCTGAGGGCTACTAGTCCCAATCCCCACGCGGCCGGAACTGTCGATGCGGGCTTTTTCAGTAGGCGACACGCCATTAGCGTTAGTGTGAAAAGTTAAATCGGTACCGTTACCACTTCCGCCAGAAGAATTAACACCATAGATAATTGCAGACCGGTCTGCGGTATCCGACGTATTCGGCGCAAAACTAATCCCAACGGCAGTATTAGATGAAATATTACGATTTTGAATTAGCAGCGGTGTTGAACCAGATCCGGCGTTGTCTGTACGGCTGTGAAGAGCCGCCACCGGCCCAGTAGTCCCAATCCCCACGCGGCCGGAGCTGTCGATGCGCATGCGCTCGGTCTGCGAGCCAAGTGCGGCATTGCTTACGGTAAAAGTAATACCGTCAAAACCACCAACGTTAAGCCAGTTCCCGCCTCCGCCGCTGATGCTATTTGCCCCGCCCCTGAAAATACCCACATTGTAGGCCGTAGTTCCGTTGTCTCCGAGCGCAACAGTACCAAGACCCCCGGTAATCCCTGTATAGAACTTCCCAACGCCGCCAACTTCAAGCGTCGACGCAGGCGAACTAGTCCCAATTCCCACGCGGCCGGAGCTGTCGATGCGGAGTCGTTCGGTTCCTAAAGTCTGGAACGCAATCGCGCCATAGCCATTCAATTCCAGGCCATCAATACCTGAGTCGTATTTGATGTAATGCGCTCCTGGATTAGCTGACAACCCACCAAAACCAAGCTTTGCTCCGGTGTTAATGCCAATGGAACCATCGTTGTTTATCTGTAACCGCCCCGTGCCACTAGTTGCAATAGCAACTTGATCTGCACCAGGGGAATAAAAACCTGTATTTGAGTCTGCAATAAAACTAATTGACGGGTTTGTGGCTGTACCTGAGGCAAATACACCTGAAGTAATAGTGCAGGTACCACCGCTAAACGTGGTGACGTTACCGCTTGTAAAATTTGCGGTTGTCCCGGTGAACGTGGTACCCGAAACAGTTCCAGTGACTGTTAAATTACCTGAGGTAGACGCAAATAACCCAGAAACGGTAATGCTTTTATCGACGCCCGCGTTGGTAAAGGTAATAGTATCAACCCGAATTTCACCGTATGGCATTGTTTTAACAAATCCTTTTTACGATTCTAGCTTTTTAAAACTTATAGTCAAAGAATAATCAAGGGGCCTTTGATTATAAAACCGCTGGCGCTACCAGAAACAACACCTGAGCAAACAATGGCGGGAGTAGCACCAGACGGAGTTGTGATCGCAAGTGTGCCACCGGTGATGTTGGTGATAGTTGCGTTGGTTCCGAAAATGTTTGAGCCTGAAAGGGTACTAGTAAACGTGCCGGAAACACCTGTGATGTTGCTAAACTGTCCCGTGTTACCGGTAATGGTTGCACCCGATAAAAGCGTTGTAAATGTGCCGCTAATCCCAGTTGCACTACTAAATCTGGCAGTATCACCCGTAACGGTTGTACCCGAAAGATAAGTATATACACCCGAAACACCTGTTACATTCGCAAATAATCCAGTGTTACCCGTAATGGTTGCACCCGATAAACGCGTAGTAAAGACACCGGACACTCCAGTGACTGAGGTAAAAGCCGCCGTTGTACCGGTTACCGTTTGTCCGCTGATCGTACCAGTTACAGACAAACCTGAACCAATAAAACCAGATCCAACAACGTTTAAATCACCTGAGATTGTGGTGTTAGTAAAACTAAGGTTTGTTGCTTGAAGTGTGGTAAATACACCAGTAGCAGCGTTGATTGTGACGCCGGTAATCGTGGTACCTGTTACATAGGTAAAGATTCCTGTCGCACCGGTAACCGTTGTACCTATTACGGTTGCACCTGAAACACTTGTGGTAAAGACACCTGCAATACCAGTTAGGTTAGTGAACGCACCCGTATTACCCGTGACAGTAGTACCAGAAACAAGAGTAAAGGCCCCAGTACCTGCCGTTACATTTGTGAATTGACCACTAGTACCAGTGATGGTTGCTCCTGATACCTGAGTAGTGAATACACCAGAGACACCTGTAATGCTTGTAAAAGCTGCAGTAGTACCAGTAACGGTAGTACCTGAGATACGGCTAGTGAATACACCGGAAACACCCGATACATTTGTGGCTGCAACAGTATCGCCAGTGACCGTGGCACCAGATAAATTGGTATATACACCAGACACACCAGTGATTGCAGTGAATTGACCAGCGTCTCCAGTGATTACAGCACCAGAAAGAACCTGGGAGAATACGCCTGAAATCCCACTAACTGAGCCAAAGGAACCTACGTTACCAGTTACGGTTGCTCCCGATACCCTTGTTGTAAACGTACCAGATACACCGGTGATTGATGCTGCGTTAACGGTTGTCCCTGTAATGGATGCACCTGATAACGTAGTTGTAAATACACCAGTTACACCAGTGACACTAGTAAAACGTGCCGTTGTCCCAGTGACTGTTGTTCCTGATAACGTGCCAGTGACTTGTACGCCTGATGCAAATTGAGCAAGGCCAGTAACGGTCAGTCCACTAGCAACAGACAAGTTGCCGCTTACATCAAGAACAGGCGTAGCAAGCGTACCAAAAACACCACTTACACCCTGGACCAAACCACCTGTAATTGTGGCGCCACTCAGGTAACTAAATTGTCCGGACGTTGCTTGAAGTGTGTTACCAGTAATAGTTGCACCCGAGAGTCGGGTACTGAAATTGCCACTTACAAAGTTTGAAGTCGCCCCGGTAACCGTCGTGAATGTAGCCGTTGCCGAGTTGATTGTTACAGATTGAAGCGCTTGACCTGTAATTGTTTGACCGCTGATCGTGCCACTTGCAGTCAGGTTGTTTTGGACTAAGACGCCACTAAAAGTTCCAAGACCACTACTAGTGAATGCATTGACAACAGTAACGCCAGTTACAGTTAGGTTCCCTTGTACCAGGACGTTGCCGGTTACTGTGCCGCCAGTGGTCGTTACGTATTTAGTTGAGAGGTAATCTCCAAAACCAGAGATTGTGATCTTTTTGTTTTTAAGAGTAGGGTCCACTTCAAATACGTGGACCATCGTCAGCAGATCCTGCTCAGCTACATCCGCCCCAGCTAGGAGCGGAAGTTCGGAAATACGACGATTGGCCACTGTATACGCACAGGTACTCCTAAATCAATTATAGTTTCTCTGAGCCTAGCCAGTTACTTAACCTTGATTTCAATGCGAGGCAATGTAGTTGAGGCAAAGTGCCATGCAGCCTGTACTCCTGTGACAAGGCCACATGAAATAAGGAATACCAGCAGCAACTCTGCCACTGTCAAATTGCGCCGCACGTAAACAACCTGGGGCCTTTGCTGGGGAACAGCTGCTTGCTGTGCAATAGTTTGCTGTATGGCCATGTCGCGAGCCCTTGCTTTCATCTCTGCCAATTGCTCGGCAGTAATCTGACTAGGCATAGGTTGCTGACTGGGAGTTACCTGCTCTTCCATGATGCAAATGCTTTCTCCACACACTAGCATCTACTTAAAGATTATTGACGTATGACCCACGGTATTAGGAAAGGTCTTGAAGACATTGCATGGGAACTGAAAGGGATTCGAAATATCCTTGCGTCCCTATGGCACAGTCGTTATTCCAACGGAGAAACGGACATGCTAAATCCAGAGGCATACGCAGATGAATACATTTCTACAGAAGAATGCGCAAGGCGCCTAAACATATCTGATCAAACGATTAGAAACTGGATTACCGTTGGTAAGAAAAATGTGGATAAAGGGTGGGAAGAGGGTATTCACTATGTGAATATCGCCCCTGGTGACATGAAAAAACCGGTGATTCGTATCCCGTGGAACCATTTGATCCAGGCATTTGCCAAGAATAAAAAAGTTGATATCCTGGATCTCCGCAAAGACGCACGCTTATACCAAATCCCCGAGCGGTTTAAGGAGTTTCAGTGATGTCACATCGCTTTGCCAATGTTGAAATCAAGAAAGTAACGGTTGCAAACCACGTAGAGGTTTTGCCGGAGTCATTGGTTAATCAGGTTGCAATCTTCTTGCCACCCGAAGGCTCATTTGATGACAAGTGCCTGAGAAGGTACCTGGAGATCTTAAAAAATTATGAAGAAGAAGACGAAAATTCAAACATGACACTTGCCAATCGCTTGCGTATGGCGTTTAGGGACATGGTTCCAGATACAATTTGTGGTAAATTTCCGCTTGCTGAGCTGCCCTTGAAACGTAGGCTTCGCTGCGTGGCCGAATACCTTATCCGCTCAGGGGAATTTGACAAATTACGTGACGAACGGGGTAAGCTGGTAAAAAAACGTGGCATCCTTGGAAAACTTGTAGTGATCTACAAGCCTTTGCCCAAGCTTATTGATGCACTTTCTCGCCAAGGACTGATTAAACCATGAATCGCCGTGAAAAATTAATCGCTTCAGTCATTGGCTTGGAGGCTGACGATACAAAGGCCAAGATGCTTGATGCCACCATAAAGCTGATTCTTGGTGACTTGGGGCAACAATATTGCAAATTTTGGGATACAGAAGGACCCGGCGTAATGGTGTTCCAGCCCCAGGACAAATCACGTTCTATGTTCTTTTTGACGCTCAAAGAGATTCACTCTGCCCAGGAGGAGTGCGAACGTGAGAATGATGGGGACATGGCCGAAAGCTTTAGGCGCATTCTTGCCGCTGCACAAAAAATCAACCCATTAGAAAAAGCTGGTTACATCATTAACGACAAGGATGGCATGCGTTACTTTGAAGTTGATTACCAGAAAACTGCAGAGAGCTGATGGGGAAAACATTCCGCCCTGGCTACACAGAAAACAATGAGCTGATCACTAGCCCAGACTTGGTGGCTTCAGCACATGCCCTGATGGGTGGCATTGATCTTGATGTGGCGAGTTCCAAGATTGCAAATAAGTATGTGGGGGCAACACAGTTTTTTACTCCTAGCGATGACGGACTAAATGCCCAGCAATGGCACGGGAACGCCTATCTATTCCCACCTAATGGCACGTATTACTGGGACAAACCAAACGAACGCTGGAAGTTTACGCGAGGGTCTTCCCCTACGCTTAGATCGTCACATGCTGTTTGGTTTAAACGCATGTACAATGCCTGGCTCAGTAAGGAGATTAAGCAGGGCCTGTATTTTACCAACTGCCCTGACATGATTCGTTACGACCCACGAATCTTTAGCTTTCCTATATGTATCTTGCGAACCGCGCCAAAGCTGCTAAAAGTCGTTGGTGATGAAGTTAAACAACAACCTACGTGCACGTCACTTGTTGTATACCTGCCTCCAGTGGACAGCTCTGGTGCCGCCGTAGAAAAGTTTATTGACTTATACGCTGAAAAGGGTCATATCCTTTCGTAGGTTCCGTATACTAAAGAACGATTGCTGAGCACCATGAGCGTCCTTGCTGACTGGGAAATCAAACAACTTGCCGAAGAGCATGACATGATTTCACCGTTTGTTGATCGCTTGATCAGCAAAGAGGATGGCAGGAAGCTTTTGAGCTATGGCCTGAGTTCATACGGGTATGACATTCGCCTGTCCCCCAAGCAATGCTTAATCTTTGGCAAGATTCAAGCGGGGGATTGTGACCCTAAGAATTTTGACGAAAACATCCTGAAGCCTGCCGAGCTACTGGAAGACGAGAAGGGCGAGTATTTCCTTCTCCCTCCTTACGGCTATTGTTTGGGCGTGGCAATGGAGCACATTAAGCTGCCTCGCGACGTGACCGTAGTAGCCGTTGGCAAATCTACTTATGCACGATCGGGTATCTTAGTAAATATTACGCCTGCAGAAGCTGCTTGGCAGGGGCACCTGACACTTGAGATCAGCAACTGCACCGGTTTGTTCAACCGCATCTACGCCAACGAAGGCATTACACAGCTTTTGTTTTATCGTGGTGAACCCTGCGAGACAAGCTATCAAGATCGCAAGGGTAAGTACCAGAACCAGCCCTATGAGGTTGTGTACAGCCAGGTCTAAACAAACGGTTTGCCGAACTGTGGCTGAGGCTTACGGGCGTATCCGGTACTTCCGGAGCGCCCACCTGAATCTCCCAGGCTCGGCAGGACTGTCCCGTTGATAGACGCTTCTGACCGTGGCGTTTTACCTCGGATGCTCGGCTCATCAATACCAGCACTTTGCCGAAACTTGCCTGCGCTTTTGGCAGCACGCATGTACTTCGCGACACGATTTTGATTGTCGTTCAAGGATTCTGCTGAACCCCTTTCACTTTCGTCTACACGTCTGAGGTCAGTGTCATAGGCTTGCTCAGGACGCAAGTCTGATACCTCAGCCCCAGAAGTTCCTGATAGCTGGCGAGGATCGTAATTAGAGTTAAATAAATCTGCCATAGTATGATTGTAGTAGGAATAAATCAAGCCCAGATACTACCATGCATGGAGCCGCTGGTTTTTTAGATAGCTTTGTTCAAGACGAACTGCAGTGTCGTTGTCTTGATGAAGATGATTTTGGCGCACCTCTCGCCAACGAAGAAAATGATGTACCCTTAATGGATATGTACAACAGAGGGTTAACCCTATGTCAGGACGGAAGGGAACGGACAAACTTGGCACTCGAGGGGGGACGGCCTGGAGCAACGGGATATATTCCAACAATGGAGCAGGGTCTGGAGATGGGAGCATCACCGAAACCCAAGGCGTTAGTGCTGGCCCTGGGGGAACCCAACGAGGAGATGATGGAAGAATCTCTGAAGCGCCGTGGTTTGCGCCGATAATCAGCGAGTCGACTGAGTGCAAGGATGGTGTTTGCCCAGTTCCCTGGGCCACCAAAGAAGAGCCTCCTGTGATCCAAAGGGAAGTAGTCAATCACCCCGATCACTACAACGAGGGCAAAATTGAATGTATTGATGCCATTGAAGCACAGCAAACTCTGGAAGAATTCCGTGGTTTTTTAAAAGGAAACATCGTCAAGTATCTTTGGCGTGAGCGCACAAAAGGCGGTACAGAATCACTGAAGAAAGCTCAGTTTTATCTGGACCGCCTTATTCAACTTGACGAAATTCAGAAAGGCTGAAGATTGTCTTCATCCTCGTCCTCGTCGTCGTATATACATGCGGCGGCGAGTTCTGCTAGCTCCAGGTCAGTGGGAATGTCGAAGTCAATCTCAATATTTTCAGCCGCCATGATCTCTTTGACTGCATACCACTCCATTAGGCGTTGATGGTAGAGGTTCAGGAGAGCTGCATACAGGTCGTCCCAGGTCATCTCTTGGGCCGCAAGCTCAGCTTTGCGCATGGAGAACTGAAGCTCTAAGGGAAGTTCAAATTCCCGTGGTTCAACTGAACGCTCCATTCGGCTGTTCATGCTTTCTTTCATTTATTCTAAGCCTAGCTGCTAAAGACCGAATCTTAGTCCTTTGCAGGATTGTCTAGCCATTGGTTGTTGCCACTGCAAAACTCATTGGCAAATTCAGAAAGGATGTAAGGACTGATCCGTTCTTCCAGCTTCTGAATCGCGTTGATCTCATGCTGAGAAGCTGAATAATTCCTGAAGGCACCAAGGAGGATTTCACTGGAGGGCAAAGGGCTTTCATCCAAGTCTTCCAGGAACAAATTGATTTCCTCTCTGCGTCGTTCCAGTAGGTTACCAACAACGTGATGGTCGGCATCAAAAATCCACTGGCCCATTTCTTCTGTTGCTGTACAGAAGTCTTCGTTTTCAACACAGTCAATTACGTGACTGTAAAGGAAAGGCTCCCAGCCAATCGAATGAATGAACGAAATCAATGCCTGACGCATCACGCTGTCAAGGCCAAGGTTTAATTTATCTAACTGCGTTTCAATAATACTGACTTCATTGAATAGATATTCCAGTGCTTTTTCCATGGTACAGAACTGCCCACGTCTAACGGCAGATCCATCTGGGTAGAATTGAGTTCCGTATCCAATTGTGTAAGGTTCTGCGCCCGTAATCGGATCTGGGTAGGCTTTTTCGTTAAAGCCCTCGTATTTGCGAATTAAGTTAATCGCACGAGAAAGATCTGACATGGGAGCAACTATAGTTACTCCCAATCATACACAATTTACTTACCTTGCCCGCGCATCTTTTTGCGTCCGTGACTAGGCAGTGAGTTCTGCCCCTGGCCTTGGCGAGTTTTCTTAGGTTTGGACTCAGGCTTGAGAGCTAAGCTGGACTTGGGTTTTGCCACTTGCAGTTGAGTGAGGCACTACCATTTTACAAGTTTTTGGGCTTGTGTCTCCTCTTGTTGTTGCATTGCTCTACATGAGTTGCCCAACGCACATTTCCAGGCTCGTAATGGCCCCATGGATCTATCCGATCTAGGCTTTTGCCTTCAGGCCTTTCCCCTAACTCTTTCCAAAATTGATCAAAACTTTCAAAGTTAAAAAGCACGTCCGCATATACGCCATGGTGATTTTCGCTAACTCGTTTTTTGGCTCTCCAATAACTTTTCCAGGCACCGGTTTTTTTATGATCATGTCTGGCAGAAGGGTTTTTAATATCAAGTTTTCGCCCGGAAAAAGCACAAGAGCGACAAGTCCATTGTTTTTCTTTGCGGTTGTATTGGTCAATGCGAATACAACCCTCCGCTTGACAGCTTGTGCACTTTACGTCAACGTAGTTCCAACGTGAAGACATGCGTGAAGTAACTCTGGAATTATCATACCACTTAGGATCATCCACTTCACACGGTGGCTCCAGTACCTGGCTGACATTTTGTCTGGGTTTGGATCCTGGGCATTATGTCTAGCGTAATAAGATTTCTTACGGGCTTTGTCTTTTGCTGTCTTGGGGTTTTTACCAGCTCCCTCTACTCCTTGTTGGCCAAAGCGCACGATTTTTTCTTCGCCCCCTTCACATGCTTTTACTACATGACTCTTGGTCGGGTGTCCAGGAGTCCGTCGGGGTTTGTTGCATGCCATTGAATCTTTATGTAACTTAGCGGCAGAGGCTGCCTTTTTACGCTTGTCTGACATCAGAGACCCTTGAACATGGACGTGAACTCACCAAGAATCTGACTACCGGTTTTGGACTTGTAGTCTTCATCTTCGTCGTCATCTAATCCCAGTTTAAAATAACTATCCATATCAGCATCTTTAGTTGTTTTGGTTTCTTTTTTAGATGGTGTTTCTTCACCAAAGAAACTTTCAATAGTACCAAGGGAGGCGAATGGGTCACTCATGTCTAATCCTTGTACCTTAAGTGCCGAGTCAGAGCCTGCTTTTGTTAGTAAGGTTTGCTCTGAGCGGTCTAGATCAGGGAAAAACTTTTCGTAAAACTCGTCCTCAGTTCCTTGGTATCCAGCAGACTGAAATGTTTTATATAACTCAGTCGATGGCTTTGCCTGTTGGTCTTTATAGTCTTCTGGACGTTCAATATAAGTTAAACCAAGAACCTGTTGTGTTGGCTTCTTGCGTTTTTCATTTAAGTACTTCAATTCTTCCCTAATCTTTTGTGCTGATCCAGTGCGCAATGTTTCCATTACATATTCTTTAAGCTCTTCAACAGTTCCCTTGAAATCTGTAATACCGTACCGCTGAAGAACTTCGTTCCAGGAATCTTTATCTGCTGGATCCAGACCCTTTAGTAACTCATCGGTAAACTCTTCTGGTGTTACAAACTGACCAAAGACAGTACCTTGCTTTAAGGCTTCATCCTTAAGTGCGGGAAGAATATTTGAGTAGATCTCATCTTGCACCTTGCCAGCGTTGAGAATGTCCTCTGCCCCATCGTAACCACGTCCCTGACCCTTGACCTGGAAATGCATACGTGCAAAGGCGTCCTTGTCGTTAAGGTCCACACCAAAACGATAGGCCTGCTGCGCCCAGTACGCATCACCTTTCTTAGCTGCTTCCCAGTCAGAGGCTACGGTTGACGCTTGTTCTGCGTAGTTAGAAGTCCTTGCCTTGTCTCCTGTTGGATTGAAGTAAAAGTCTGAGTTGAAATAACGATCAGAAGATGCCTTTAGCTGGTCCAGGTACATCTGCGCTCTTAAGTTTGCAACTTGATTTGTTGCGTTTAGCATGTCTTGCGTCTGGAACGGGTTTTGTTCTTCTTGACGCACATCCAAGTATTCAACAAATTCATCCATTGAACGCGAAGTGTTAAATCTTGGAGTCAAATATTTATCAATGAAGTTGCGTGCAAAGTCAGCTTGTATCTTTACGTCTTCTTTTGCTTCTCCCGCTGTATAGCCTAATTCCAGGTCTTGTTCGTACTTTTTCTTAAGAGTATTATCAAACCATTGTTGCCAGTTATACGTAACATTGTTCTTTACGCCTGTGATATTTTGCAGGCTTTTCTCCAAGGACTCCTCGGCTTTGCCTCCTGACATAAAGGAAAGCATGCCACCAACTCCAGAGTCGCCCATGATGCTGTTTGTCAGCTCCTTGTTGATGTCCATGACCTCACTGAAACCACCAAAACCACCCAAAAGACTCAAGGCTTGTTCCTTGCCTTTTGCTTTTTTCATTTCGGCGATGGTGGTCTTCAATGCGTCTTGCGTCAAAGCTCCAAACCGCTTGACATCAACTGTTGCTTTTTCGCCAACAGCTTCATTAACTGCATCCTCTAGCTCTGTTATGCCATAGCCAGTATTTGCGTTGTACTGTAAACGCACCTTTTGATCTTCTGGACGCTCAGACAATCTAAATAACGCCGCAAATTCATCCGGCTTATCCGGGTTCAAATACTTTTCCTTTGCTTGTTTTGCCCAGTAAGGATCCCCATTCTTAGCCTTTTCCCACTCAGCAGCAATCTCAGGAATATTCAGTAAACGTTGGGTTTGTGTATTGGTGTCCACACCCAATTGAAGATTCCTAACCTGTTGCAAGTCTGCATCTGTAGGTTTTTTTTCTGCATAGACCTGGGCGGCAGCTGTTTGCTCTGGAGCGTTGCCCCTTAAACCAGATGGTTTACCTTGAGATGTGTAGTGCTGCAGATAATAGGCGTTCTCACCATATCGCTGAGTGATATCAATATCGTCATTAGCTACAGCAGCTTTCCACGCAGCCTCAACTACTGGATTTTGTTGTTTGTAATATTTAGGATCAAAGTCTCCGTATTGAGGTTTGGCTCCAAGTGCCGAGTCCCATCTTTGTAATTTTTCAGTTTGGTAGAAAGCTTTGTAGTAATTTTCTAGTGCACTTTTTGTTGTTGCGTCTACATCTAATTTTCGAATTTGATCACGCATTTGAACGTAATCACCTCCCCTGGTACCAGAAGCGGCACTGACTGTTTTGTCATAGGCTTGATTTAACTTTGTGTTCTTTAAATTTGTATCCGTATTTTCTTTGTTTAATTTAATGTTCAATTGATTTGTGGCTGCGTTTATTTCATTTGCTTTTGCGTTTTGAGCATTTGTTTTTGCGTTGTTTTCATTTGTAGTTTGATTTTGCTGAGACGTTGCTGCGTCATACTGATTTTCCCATTCACCGTAATATTCAGTTTTAGTTACCGTCCTTGTTTTTTGAACAAAGCCTGGCTGACAAACCCCTTTGTAGTCCTTGCTTGCACAAGAATCATATTGAGAATACGTTTCCTGTGCAGGAACATTCCTGGACTTAGTAACGTAAACCTGTCTGGTTACTTTGGTTGACAAATCAGTTGGTAAATTTGTAGGTGCATCAGTTTGCAAGTTAGTAGGATAATCTGTTTTATTGTCGATTTTTTCATAGCCTATATTCCACTTTTTAGCTACGGGGTCATATGAAAGTCCCATGTCAAACAGCCACCGATAATGTATCTACCTGATAAACAAAAACGTCAATAGGTTCTTGCTTGATCCAGGAGTTGATTCTATCCATCTTAGCTTGTGTAAAAAATTCTTGTTTTTCAAACCACTCATTCACCTTGGTACTGGCCTTGGAAGTGTTACACCTGCGACATGCGGGTACAAGATTATTTCTGTTACTAGACCCTGATTTAAACCTTGGGACAATATGGTCCAGGGAAGTAGCAACTTCTTCACAATAAGCACATTTTGAATTCCAGGCGTCGTATATGGATTGGCGGTAACGTTTTTTTGCTAGTTTCGGAGTTAATTCAATGAGCAGGGCGAGGGGTTCCTGTTCGCAATTGAACATACTCTTGTGTGCTGTTAACCTATTTTAATTTCACCTCACTTTTCGAAGGGAAAATAAAGAGATAAAAACTTTATTAAAGCTGTTGACGGCCTCTTGACGGCTGATAAGCTTGTGACGTAGACAGCTTCTCAAGCCATGGCTAAGCACCCTGGATGGGTCTCCGCGCAACGTGTGGAAGAACTCCTCGGCATTGACCGCAAGACCCTCTTCCAGTACCGCGACGACGGCACTCTGAAGCTTGGTCCCCACTATGCTGCTTTTCCTGAGACTCGTTCCAGGGATAGTTATCGTTGGAACGTTGCTGCTGTCCGCAAGCGCCTTGATAAAATTGAGAAACAACTCATGGCTGTGTGATAAACACACTTGAGTGCATGAGCCCCGTCAACGCGGGGCTTTTGTTTTATCTATTCTTCTGGCGGGATACCATTCACGTAACCAGACCAGGCAAGTCCCACAGCTTCAATTGTTGAGAGTTCACCAGATGCAAAAGGTAAGTGTACGACGTCACCGGCATGATAGATGGTAGGCCGACCACTTACCTGGAACTCACTAAAACCGTACTTGCGAACATCATCTTGTCCTTGTGAGTAAATAAAGTTTGTATCTACAACATCTCCAAAGTTTGGTGTTGTCATGACGATGCTGGCAATTGGCCTAGTGATGGCTTGTATGCAGTGCCATCCTTGTCATACATTGTAAAACCTCTCATCATGACAAAGTTAGCGGGAATATTGAACAGTTTCTGCATCAT